GAAATATTCAAAGAGCGATCTGTCGGTGCACACATCAAGTGTACCCGCCTATGGTAGAGGTGTTAACTCCAGTTCCCCGGTTGCCAGCGTCGATCAGTCGGTTCCTCTCGGACCCGTCAAAGTCGACCGCTGGGCGCGGAACTTTATTCGTGCTAGTGTCAACGTCATTGTTCTTCTTTATAAGCTGTACGGTTTTCGGACTGAGTCCTATTCCGCGCAGCCCACAATAGATCATTGGATGCGCCTTGCCTCCCATGTGTCAGTCATTAAGCTGTTCAAGTTCAAACTTGCCGCTTTTTATGCTGCCTGGAAGGGTCAGGAGCTTCCTCCTTCACCATGGCCAGAACACTTCGATAATCCGAAAATTCTCCTTGGAGGTAGGGCCTATCGCTGGCTCCACCTTCTTTCAGAGAATGAGGCGTCCCGTCTGAGATTTGACAGTTTTATTACATCTGTCTTATACTCAAAGAAGGGGCTGCCTCGTCCGGACGACGAGTTTCTGGCGCAGGCCGAGAAAGATACTGTTAGTGTGCTCACACAAGAGCCGCCACTGCCAGTCTCTTCCCTGCTTCCATGGGGCGAAGTCCAAGATCACCTTCCCGTTAATATCGAGCTCTCCAGGCGCACTCTGTGCGAGGAGGTTCGACGTACCGTGAAGGATCTCTTCAAGGGCAAACAAATGCTCTCGAGGGATTGGATGAAACCATTTTTCCCGTCTACTTCTGCTAACTATATCCTGAATAGGAATAACGCAGGAGCAGTTCCGGTGATAGTGGATATTATCCATGATCTGGGCCTTGCCACGAAGGATGATCTTATTGTGATTGAGAAGAATGGTGCTCTAAATATGTCTGGAAAAGTCCATGTTGATGATAGCAGACTGCGCTCTAAGTGGCAGTTTGTGATGCGGGAGCTTCGTCGTCGCGCTTTGCTTGAAAAGCCCTTTGCCGTGCCGTTGGCACTGCCTGAGGCTCTGAAGGCTCGCGTGATTACGAAAGGCCCGCCCTATCTCAACACCTTCTTGGTTCCAGTTCAGAAGTTCCTTTGGAAAACTCTTCGCGATCATCCCGCCTTCAATCTTGTTGGCGAGACGGTCTCTCTTGAGTATGTCCAGTCCCGTATGGGGAAGTATCTCCCTCCGGAGAAGTCTTTCCTTTCCGTGGACTATAAGGATGCTACTAACCAGCTGAGGAGCTGGTTGTCGAATGAGGCAGCTAATGCCATATCCGACGAACTGGGTTTCGAGGACGATATCCGTCAGATCTTTCTCAAGTCTCTCACAGGCCACTACATTGTGGATCCTAGTGATGAGGACTTGGGTTCTGCGGCTCCGTATCTCGAACAGAAGAATGGACAGCTGATGGGTTCGATCACGTCGTTTCCTATTCTGTGCATTGTCAATGCGGCAATCTGCCGTTGGTCGTTAGAAATTGGCGACCAGAGGGTTTGGTCCCTCAGAGACGCTCCATTTTGCGTAAATGGAGATGATGGCCTTCTCAAGGCCACCGCACGGACAAAGGAAGCATGGGAGCGGATTTCCTCTGCAGCGGGGCTTGCCCCGTCTGTCGGGAAAGTCTACTTCTCACGTGATTTCCTCAACATCAACTCGACGACATATACCCATTCCCACATCTACCCCTACACAACTTCTGTCGTGACCAGGAAGGATGGCGTTGAAGCCCTCCGACCATGGTATTTCAGAAAGGTGGAGTATGTGAATATGGGTCTCCTCCTGGGACTCAAGCGTTCTGGTGGTAAAGTCGGGCTGGATGAGGTGGGTATGGAACAGGGTTCTCTTGGCGCTCGCGCCAGGGATCTCGTATCCAACTCTCCTCCGTCTCTTCGTGAGACAGTCCTTGCCGAATTCATCCACCGTCACGCCGAAATCCTTAGAGAAGTTCGAGCACCGTGGTTCCTTCCTGAGTCCGTGGGTGGGCTCGGTCTTCCTTCTGCCGGACGTTTTAGTCCGGATGATAGGTCTCTTCGACTGGCTAGAGCGATGCTGGATAGAGGTAAATCTCCTCCGCAACGCCCTTCCCTCGAATCGTGGCACACATGGGAACATGTCTTAAAAGACTTCCCTGTGAACACTGAGAACCTTCATCAAAAGCTGACAACTCTCTACGAGTTCTCGGCTGGTGTAGAAGTTATGACCGAACAAACCCTTCGCGGACTGGCAGCCGTAGCTTTACTCTTCAGAGTTGTTACAGCTTCTCACCCTGCACCTGACTCGGATCCTCGATGGATTCCGCTTCATATGCGTATGGGGATTAAGCTGACTCATTCTGACGATAAGGGTCCTATCCCTTTGCTAGGCTATCCAAGGCTCAGTGATTGGAAGAAATCTGCAGAGAAAAAGAGGGTGGATGATCGGAACATGTACGCACAGCGTCTGTCCGACTTCTGGAAGCCGATTCGGCGTCTGAAGACTTACCCACCTCCCATTCCTCTGGCTGATATTCCCAAGTCACTGTCCTTCACTAAGGAACCTACTATGACTATTGTGCCTGATGTCCTGATCTTAGAGTTTACCCGGATGGGAAATGAACTCGGCGGACCGGAACCTCTCGGGCACAGTACTGACACGTCGAGATACTCGGCTTAAGGGAAAATATATCTTGGCTTTACCAACCATGATACCCTTTGCTGTTTCTCTCGAGGCACGAATAACCGATTTGGG